GCCTCAGTAATAGTTGACTTAGCAAAACCAAGATATTCTGCGGCATATTTTTGATTTAAAAACGATACTTCAAGTTCTTTACAGTATACGGGTTTCCACTTAGCCATAGCTGATTTTACAATAGCCTCTTTTGTCTGCTTGTACCCTAGCCTAGCCGCGCGTAGTTTTGCCCTATATTCTGGCGTTTTAGATACTTTTTGTAAACCGTCACTAATCTTTTTACATACTTCTGGGGTTCGCACCCAATCGCGTCTAATAGGTGTTTCTCTAGCAGTGCGAAGGATATTATAAGACTGGTATTTCATTAGTTTATTTTCGTAGTCAATTTTATCCTTAGGTTCACAAATAAGAAGAAGTTTAAACTCAAAGCTATCTTCCCCATATTTGTCCCAAGCTTTTTGCAGAACAAATGAATGGTGCCTATTATTACGTAACCCAGCTTTATGTGCTGCCCAACGAGCTTTTAAGTTAATAGTGCTACCAATATAGCACTTGCCATTTACCTTGTTTTCGATGGAATAAACGTAAGCGTAATTCATTCTTACTCTTCTGCTTTAACTTCTTCTGGAGGTGGTACTTGGCTTTGAGTTTGCCCTTGAATCTTTAGCATTAAGCCATAAGCCCCAGTTTTAGTAGGTAACTCACCAAGTCCAGCTAATACGCCTTCTACTTCGTTTAGTGTTAGCTCAAGTTTAATAACTGTTTTTGGGTCTAAACTCATGCCATTGGTCCTCTTGAAGTAAATCCTTTAGTAGCTGCGCCTTTACCGCGTTGTGCTACGCCATCAGTTTTAGTTTTGGCGTAGTTACCTTTAGTGGTTGTACCTGCGCCAATATTAGCGTTGTTCATAAATTCTGCGCCAGTTTCTACTGATTCTGCTGGCAATTCATTACCAACGGCTTTACCACTCATTGTATGTGGCTTAGCGTATACGCTAGCGGGTTTGTTATTAATAGCCATGATTATTTTCCATTCGCAGAAACTTTAGCCAAGTTACGTCCAACAGCTTCCATTTTATTTTGGTCGATGCCGCCAGCTGTACCTTTACCAACTTTTTTACCCATTTCAATGCCGACGCTTGCGCCGTCATCACCTAAATTTCTACCTTTAGTTTTACCTTTGCTGGTAATTCCGTCGGCTGCGCTTCTATATCCCATGTTCTACTCCTAGTTAATTGTTACTGTTCCAACCTGCCCCTGACCTACTAAATAGTTAGGCGTTTCATTATAGTCGTATCCTTGACCTACAGGATTCCAACCCCACTGCGTATCTCGGCTACCGCCACCTTGATAATTATAAGCTGTCAAGCCTGATGCTACATAACTATTATCCCGTCTTGGCTCCCGTACAGCTTGTGGGTCATTGATTGGATACATGCCTAATTGTAACTGTGGATGGTCTGGATCCCAACAGGTTTTGCAAACTTTTAGCTGATAGGGCTTGGTCTTGATAATCTCAGTACGAAGCTCAGTCAACTTATATCTAAAATCGCAACGATCGCACTGGGCAATCGCAAACTTACCGGACGAAAACTTATTTGGCATTAGCCACCTCCGAGGAACATCCTACGAGGCACAAATCGAACCGGTGCTTTTTCTCTATCTTCTTCGGCAGCCAGTTGGAACTGCTGCTCATAATCTGCTTTTAGTGCGGCAATACGATCTGGGGCTACGTTTGGTAACTTCATTGATAAGTAGTATGCCAAACCTGCAACCATGCAGTTTAAAAAGCGGAAAGGAATATCTTGGGTATTCACACCTGTACCGTCGTCTTGAATCCGACGCAAACGCCAGTAAACAAAAGTATAGGTTTGAGAACCGTCCGGTGTAGGCCAGACTGTGATTTTGGGGGCGTCTACACCCGCTGAATTAACGCCGTTTGGATTAGTAGTGCTTGGGTATTGTGCGCCCGACATACGTTGAATCCAGACCTGAATAGGGCGGCCTTGGCTTAGTTTATTTGGGATTGTGGCGTAGGTTGAGACGCTGATGCGGCTAATGTTAATGTCTGTTTGTGTTGCCTGCTGCCCGGCGTTTGTACGAATCTGGTGTTCTAAAAGGTCGATTGTGTCAATTGGCAAGTCGTATGTATTTTGACCTTGAACCAAAGTAATCTGACCCTGCTCAATAGTCCACATGTTAATGCCACGATTTGCCCACTCAATCGTAAGCAAATTCAAAGAACGACGGGCGGTTCTAAAATCATAGCCAGAACGAAGCTCAGCACCGCAACGCTCAAAAGCGTCTTCAATCAGTTCTGTTAAATCTAGATTAAACGACGAGGTGCCAGAAGTTGTCATTACTTAACTTTCTTTTTTGCCTGCTTTTTAGCAACGGTTTTTTTGGCTGGGGTTTTTTTAGCTGGGCGTGTTGTAGCCTTACGCACATACTTACGCTTAGGGCGTGGTTGAAAATCTTCTGATACTGGGAAAGGCCAAGCGGAAATCTCCGCTTTAGGAAAAACGATTTCTTCTTTTGGTTTGTTAAACAAACTCATAACCCATGCAAAAACGCTACGTAATCTCATTTTTTCAAACCTTTCAAGGTTTCCGCCAGCCTAGCCCGCTTACCCATCTTGCCGGGTTTCTTTGCAGCTGCAGCTAATTTGGCTGCCGGAATCTTTTTATCTTTTGATACGCCTAACTCTTTTTTCAAAGCTCCGGGTTTCTTAATTGCTTTTTGAATCCAGTTTTTAGTAGCCATTATTTTTTCCTTGCTGCTCTCATATTGTCAACTAAATTAGGGTAAGGCCTACCCGCCGCTTTAGCCATTGCTTTTGCGCTAGCTTTTTTAGCCGGTGTTAGCTTAGTGTGTTTTTTGACGGGGTTTGGTTTATCCCAAACCTCTCCGCCTTTTTTTAGCAGCACTGCTGACTTACCAGACTCGGGCCTTTTAGATGGAAGCATTGCCCCCATCCCGCGAGAAGCTTTCATTACTTTTTCTTGCCCATGTAGCCACCGCCACACATTTTTTCTACGTGGTCATCGTGAATCATATGACCTGCTCCGTGCTCGCCAAAAACTTCAGCATGTGGCTTGTGACCAGAAGCGTGCATCTTCATTGATTTAGCTAGTGTTTCGTGTTTGATGTTTTCTACACCAGACTCGAGGGGTGCGTGATCCATTTTCATACCATTTTTCCTTTGGTTTTACCTTTAGTTACGCAGCCGTCTGCACGGCCACCTTTAGCCATTTTCTTCACGGCCATACCGCCTTTTTTAAGGGTAATCTTAGTGCCCTTGCCACCTTTGTGTTCTTGAGCATCGTGCTCTTTGAACGCTTTCTTAATCATGGCAATATCTTGTTTCTTGTCCATTGCCATTTCTTTTTTTGATTCTGATTTGGATTCTTTTTCCATAACTTTTCCACCTTTTTTCATACCATCTTCTACATTCTTGGGATTAAAAGGTTCATCGGTTTTAACGCCACGTTGTTTTTGCATTGCCATAATTTTTCCGCCCTTTTTCTTTCCAATGTATTTTGTTAACTCAACTGCAGGTACGCCTTTAGACGAACCCAAAACTCTGCCGTGTCTAGTTACATCACGGTTAATCATATTAACGCCACCTGCTGCAAACTTCTTACCTTTGTCAGCTTTCAAAAACTCTTCACCAACAGAAGACTTTAACCCTACCTTTTTAGCAAACTGTGGGTTTTTTGCAACAGCCGCCATAAAGTTATGCTGTTTTTTGGAAGTGCTAGGCACGAGTCTTACCTCTTTGCGCTATACCGTCATGGTGCTTAAACAATTTAACTTTACCACCTTTTGCTTTTTTTTCTACAGGCATTTGCGCCGCATCATACCGGTCTTTCATAGCCTTCATAGTTTTTACTTGAGGCATGTTTTCTACGGCATTTACAACATAGTCTTTTGCTTTCCCAGCAGCGCCAGCAATAGCCCGACCAGCTCGAGGTAACAAGTCAGCGGTCTCTTCATTCTCCTTACGGTCATCTTCGTAAGTTTGATCATATCCATTTTTAGCCATTACTTACTCCAAAATCCTTGAAACAAATTTGCCATAATAGCGCCAATTAAAGCTGCAGCGCCGCCAACACCAAGTAACAATCTCCAACCGCCATGAGCTTCAGCCAAAGTTTTTTGAATGGCTTGAATAGCAGTTTTAATTTCAGACATCTCTTTTACCATCTTGTCCA